TTCAACCCCGAGGACTTTGAGTGGGCGCTGGGGGTCCGGAAGCTCTGCAACCCCAGCCGCGTGCGGTTCTACCTGCAGGTCGGGAACACCGACGTCGCGGCGGACGCCCCGCACGAAACCCTGGTGATGCGCTCGCTCCACCATCTCCAGACACTCCAGAACATCGTCCTGGACCGCAAGCTGTACGACATCACCGTGCTGCCTCAGCTGCACGCCCTCATCCACGGCAACCAACGCGGAGTCTGACCTATGGCGATCAAGTCGAAGGAAGACATTGAAGACGTGTTCTCCTACCACGCCCCCAGCGTGGACCAGCAGGAGGCGCTGATAACGGTGCGGACGAAGGCGAAGGAATTCGCCGAGCTCCTTCTCCAATACGTGCCCGAGTCCGCGGACCGTTCCACCGCGTTCCGTCTCCTGCGCGAGTGCGTCATGACCGCGAACGCCGCCATCGTTCTCGAAGGGCGGCACTAGGTGGCGCGTCTGGACTCTATTGGCATGTTCTGGACGGACATGCCGAAGCTCCCGCCCAAGAAGGGCGAGCGCGCCACGGCGGGAACCACGGGGGCGACCATCCGACGGGGACCCCCGCCCGAGAGCGACTGGACGCCGCCTGAACACTTTCCCGAGATTGACGGCGTCTGGGCCGTGGACGTGGAGACGCGCGATCCACACATCCTGAAGATGGGTCCAGGGTGGGCGTTCCGCGACCGCGCGGAGTATGGCGAGGTCGTGGGCGTGGCGGCCAGCTGGGACGGCGGACGCGGGGCGGGCTACTGGCCGATCGGGCATGCCAAGGGTCTGGCGTACGACGGCCACAACGTGGAGGCGGAGCCTGTGTGGCGGTGGCTGAGGGCGCAGATGCGGAAGTCCTCCTCCACCGTGGTGATGCACAACGCTCTCTATGACTGGGGTTGGATCCAGGTCGCGCACGGCGTAGACATCTTCGCCCAAGTCGAAGACACCATGGCCTATGCGTGCCTTCTGGACGAGCACCGGCGGTCGTACAAACTGGACGCCCTGGCATCTCACTACCTGGGTCAGGGCAAGGACGAGGACCTGCTCCGCCGCGCGGCGGAACACTACGGGGTGGACCCCAAGAGCGGCCTCTGGCGGCTGCCGTCTGAGTACGTCGGCCCGTACGCCACGGCGGACGCCGTCCAGACGCTCCGCCTCCGCGAACACCTCGCCCCGCGCATCGTGCAGCAAGGCCTGTCGCGCATCTTCCGCCTAGAGCGGGACCTGTTGCCCGTGCTGTTGGAGATGAGGCGGATCGGCGTGCCCATTGACGTGGACCGCGCGCGGTCGCTGGATGCCGCCTGGGAGGCGCTGGAGCTCACGCACCTGGACAAGCTGCGCCAGCTGTGCGGGCGCGCCATTGACGTGTGGAGCAACGACTCCCTGGAAGCCATCTACACGAAGGCCGGCATCGAGTTTCCCCGCACCGCCAACGGGACCGCGAGCTTCACCAAAGGATGGCTCTCCCAGCGGGACGACGCGGTCAGTGCCTCTATCCTGGAAGTCCGCCGCCGCAGCAAGGCGCGCGGGACGTTCCTGAACAACGCGATCCTCGGGCACACCGTGGACGGGCGCATCCACGGCAACTTCAACCCGCTGAGAAGCGACGACACCGGCACCATCAGCGGGCGCTTCAGTAGCACCGCACCCAACCTTCAGCAGGTGCCTGCCCGCGACGAGGAGATCGGGCCTGACGTGCGCTCGTGCTTCGTGCCCGAGGAAGGCCACGAGTGGGCCGCGCTGGACTTTTCGCAGCAGGAGCCCCGTCTCACGGTCCACTATGCCGTGAAGATTGCGGCACGCGGGGCTCTTTCGGCGGCGGAGGAGTATCGGACCAACCCGCGCACGGACTTCCACGATTACGTGGCCGCCTTGACGGGCCAGCCGCGCAAGAAGGCGAAGAGCATCAACCTCGGCCTGATTTACGGGATGCAGGAGCTCAGCCTCTGCCATCACGTCGGTCTGCCGACCGAGTTCGTGGACCGCAACGGGCAGCAGGTCGAAATCCCCGGAAGTGAGGCACGCGAGCTCTTCCGGCAGTACCACGAACGGTTGCCGTTCGTCTCCATTCTCAGCCAGGAGTGCCAGACGCGGGGCAAGAAATTCGGCCTGCTCAAGACCATCGGCGGGCGCCACGTCCGCTTCCCCAAAGGGCAGAAGCTGCACGCGGCGCTGAACCGCTTGATCCAGTCGTCTGCCGCAGACTGGACCAAGCAGGCCATGGTCGACCTGTACCGGGACGTCGGCGTGGTGCCGCATGTCACGGTCCACGACGAACTGGGGTTCAGCGTCGTCCCGGACGGCGACTATGCCACGGCGCGCCGGTACGCGGAGGTGATGGCGAACTGCATGACCTGTGAGGTCCCCATGTTGGTAGACATCGAAGTAGGCCGCAGCTGGGGCCACGCCACGGAGAAGATTATCGGATGACAACGAAGAGAAAAGACGAACCCCACGAATGGTACATAGACCTCAGCCTGCTCCCCCTGCCCGTCAGCCACCGCGGAGCGTCCCTCCTGGATGTGCAGGCGATTGAACGACTCCCTCAGCCTGTCCTCGAGGCGCTCGGACGGGTCATCGGTGATGCGCTGGGCGGGAGTGCCGTGACACGGAGCCCGAGGCGGCGGTGAAAGTCGATCATCGCTGTGAGGCGTGCCTCTTGCTGCTCTCTCCTCACTGTCAACAAATCGGGTCTTGCAGATAGTCGGTGAGCCGTGGTATATTGCTCGAACAACGACGCGCAGGACTCACCACTCAACGAACAGGATCTCTCACATGGCACGCACCCGAATCGCCCCCATCGCTGGTGACACCGTCATTGTCACCAACCCCGAATCGTATTTCATCGGCTGCACCGGTACCGTCGTCCGCATCCGCGGGCAGAAGGCGCCCTACCAGGCGGTAATCAAGCTCGCCGTCACGGCCCCGGTCCCGCTGGACGACGAAGGCGCCGTGACGCCGTACTCTGAAGAAGTCGTGCTCATGCGCGACGAGGTCACGCGGACGGAGAACGTCACCGTCGGCATGGGGCTGGAAATCGAGCGTCAGCGGCTCGCGGCGCTGGAGAAGCGGGCCGCGGAACACGACGCCGCCCTGACCCGCTACCGCGCGGCGCGCCTGGCGCGGTACGTGGCGTCGCGCGTGAAAGGCGTCATGGACTGTGCCGCCCCCGCCGAGTTCCAAACTCGGGACCTGCCGGGGCAGACCACGTTCCTCTCGACGGACCCGAAGATCCGCGGATACGACTACTTCTCGGAAGGCATCACGGTCAGCGTCGGATCGACCTTCGGAGACTTTGAAGCCGCGGTCAACTGGTCCGCGTACGGTTCTGTCACGCCCGAGCAGGCGCTGAAGTTCGCAGAGGCGCTCAAGGAGACCGCGCTCCGGGCGATGAAGCTGCGCACGGGAATGGAAGCTCGCGAGGGCATCGACCCCAAGACGATCGAGCTCGAAATCGTCGTCGCGGAAGAGGAAGTCAAGCTCGAGGCCGAGCGTGCCGCACGGGAGGACGCCGAATGAGCCCGCGCTCGGTCCAAGAGCCCGTCACGATCCAGGACGGGCTCACGCCGGGGTCCGACGGTACCGTCACCCGGCACCCCGCCTTCGCACAGATCGCCGCATCGCGCGTGTCGGCGGGCGGTCCCGGCGTGCCGCTGTACGGCAGTGACTTCAACCACCAACACTTCGTCACCATCACGGTCCGCACCTCTGAGGAGCGCCGGGACCTCAGCCACTACTGGCACCACGGCGGCCGCGAGCTCATCGAGGTCAACCTCAGTGAGGCCCAGTGGGCGACGTTTGTCAGCTCGATGAACGTGGGGATGGGCGTGCCGTGTACATTGACCTTCCAGGCCGCGGAAGGAGCCGGGCCGGTTCCTGAAATCACGCTCCGCGACACAGAGAAGGTGTTCAACGAGGAGCTCACCGCCAAGGTCGCCAAGATGGCGCGCCTGCTCCAGGAAGCGATGGACGAGGCGGAGCCGTTGCTGGAAGGCCTGTCCGCGAAGAAGCGAGCGGCCGTGATGGCGAAGCTGCACACCGTCCACCAGGAGGCGAAGAGCAACCTGCCCTTCGTCGCGAAATCGTTCGCTGAGCACATCGAAAAGACCGTGGAGAAGGCGAAGATTGAAGTCAACGCCTACATCAACCACGCCGTAGTCTCCGCAGGCCTGCAGGCGCTCCAAAACGACGCGATCCTTACGCTCGGGCGTCCGTCCGAGTCCACCCCACCACAGTTGATGTCTGGAGAACCCCACGAATGAGTCACTTTTCGCTGTTCGTTCCTATCACCGCCGCCCGCCTGGCCCAGCATAACGGCAACGTCCTCGACGCCCTCAAGCACATCCTCATGCCATTTCATGAGTTTGAATGCACCGGGTTCGACAACGAATACGTCCAGTCCATCGACATCCTGCCCGAGGCACGCGAGGCCTACGCCACGAATCTGGAGCGGCGGGTGCGGCTGTCAGACGGAACGACGCACAGCCGGTGGAGTCAGCGATTCTACCAGTCGGACTTTGACAAGCCGGTGGATCCGGTCACCCGGAAACTCCCCACGAAGTTCGTGCTGCCCGAGGGTGCAGAAGAGCTCGAGATGGCAGCCTCGTCCTACCAGACGTTTGAAGAGTACCTCGACAACGAGTACGAAGGCACCGCCATTGTCCGCCCCAACGACATCGTGGTGTACGGCATCGGCAAGCAGGACTCGCCCACGAAGTTTGGATGGCGCCGCCTGGGGGCAGACGGCATGACGATCGAGCTCGTCCGTCGCTCCAACCCCAACCGTCACTGGGACTGGTGGCAGGTGGGCGGGCGGTACAGCGGACGGCTGCCGCTCAAGGGACAGGACGTCACGGGCCACCGCCGCGTCGATGTCGCGCGTGTGGAAGAGATCGACTTTGACACCTGGCGCCTCCAGGCGGCGGAGCGCGATGCCGCGATCTGGGCCATGATGCAGGCAGCCATTGATCCGATGGAAGGCGAAGCGCCGATGGTGCAGTGGTCCACGATGCTTAAGGAGGCGAACATCGACTTCTCCGACGAGCGCCAGGAGGCGTGGAAACAGGAGAACCCCGGTGTCGACGTGTCGGTGTATCACGAGGAGCGTCGCAGCAAGATCGACGGCGTGCGGAAGGCGTACAACGAACAGTCGGTCGTGAAGCGGCTCAACGCCCACGCCCACGACGACATCTGGCAGATGAGGTATTTCGACAACGAACGCCTGGAGCGGTTCGCGACGTGGACGTGTCAGCAGGTGGAAGCCTACGCGGCCAAGCATGCTGTCGGCTGCTTCGCGTTCCTGGACCGTGAGGGGGTGTGGCACGAGCGCGGGAAGATGCTGTGGTTCGCCGCCGTGGCGGACGAGAAGGACATGGACAGCTGGCAGGATGAGATCAACATGTTCCTTTCCACGCTCCAGCCCGACGACACGCTCGCCGTCGTGGATTGCCACATCTGATGTCCACGCGACCGAGCCTCCGTCGGTCCTCCACGCCCGTGCTGTTGGGCGTGGAGGACCCGAAGTCCAAAGGCGCACCCAAGCCCAAAGCCAAAGGGCCCGTGGTGGCGCGCATCACGCTCCTCAACCCGTTCGTCATCAAGGCGCTCCGCGTCACCAAGCTGCTGGGCCGCAGCTTGTCGGTGGAGTTTGACGGGTTCGCCATCATCCTCCGGGCGCACGAATGGTGACCAACATCGCCTCGCCGACGGGCCCGTACCTCCTCGTCAAGCTCACCGTCCGAAAGGACCCTGTCATAGAGATTCCATGCCGTACATGCGGCGCACGATTTCCGCATCAGTTTGTGGGGGCGGCGCCGAAGAACATCGGATCCACCCGGTATTTGATGGTGTCGCTGGCGCCGGACAAGCTGACGGTCGACTGCCCATCGTGCTGCACGGCATCTCGTTCTGGGACGGAGCGGGCATGACCCACATCCAACGGCACCCGCCAGGCGCACCGAACGCACCCGACCCGCGCATCCCCGCGGAACGTGTGCCCGAAACGTATCGCAATATCCTCATCGCCGCCGTCGACACCGCCTGGGCCGCGGGGCACGACGCGGGCACGGGCGAGGACTTCCCGCTCACCACGGACGAGATCATTCTGTCGCTGATCCCGTTGGTGCGCGAGCAGAACACCATCCCCCGCCAACGTATCGCCACGCAGACCGCACGGCTCGCCACACTGGAGCGCCGTGCCCTGTTCATGCTGTCGTGCTGCGAGGTGCGGTTCAACGACATCGAAATCGAGTCCTGGGAACACCTGGACGCCATCATGGATCACCTAGACAACGGAGGAGACGGGCATGTCGACCACGACGACACCGAACGCTGACGCCACGGCGGGGCCGACACTGAAGGACGCCAGCGCGGCCCTGGAGGTGATCCAGGCGTATTTCACCGCTGTCAACCCGCAGGGCCGCCCGCAACCGTGGGGTCGGAAGATGTGGGACGCCGTCATGGACGACGACCTGCGCCTCGCGATGTTCGTCGCTATGGCAGACGAGCGCGACACGAACCGTATCGCCCTGGCCGACCGCATGCGGCTGGACAAGGAAAATGAAGCGACCATTCAGCTGCTCACCAACACCCTGCGCGAGTCTCGCGAAGGAGGGTCCGGGGCCGCGGTGGCCACACTGAAGACGGCGAACTGGAAAGAGCGCCAGATGGTCGTCCTGCTGGACAACGTCCGGACGTGGCGCACCGTGCTGATCTCGCCGTTCCCCACGCCGAGTGAGGTCATGCTCCGTGGCTAGAGACACTTGGGAACGCAGCACGGAACACCGCGTCCTGGTCTTCACGGACCTGTCCGATGCGCAACGCAACATCGACCGTGCGATCGCACGAACGCCCTCGGGCGAACTTCGCGACCAGATCACTGACATCAACATCCGACTCCTGTCCGTCATGGACGAGGTGAAGAAGATGCTCGGAGAGCCCCGTGCCTAAGAGAACGATGACGCCGGCGGAGTGGCGGACGGAAGGCACCGCCCTGTTCGGGACGAACAGCCGCGCGTGGCGCTTCGTCTGCCCGGTGTGCAAATCAGTCATGTCGGTCCAAGACTACTTTGACGTCGGCGCGCCGGAGGGATTCATCGGTTTCAGCTGCATTGGCCGCTACCTGACAGACGCCAACGCCAGCGCGGAGGTCTGGAAGAAGATGCCTGCCGCCACGCGATGCACGTATGCCGGCGGCGGGCTGTTCAAGCTGCACCCGATTATGGTCATCAGCGTTGACGGCAACGAGGTGCCGTTCTTTGACTTTGACCGCAGCACCCCGCTCGCCGTGGTGCCTGAGCAGCCTGCAGGGACCGTCACATGAGCCCTGCGCCCACGCACAGTGGCGTGGATGTGCTCAACGTCACCGGCACCTGTGTCGTGCTCGGCAGCACGGTGGTGGGCGTCTGGTCCGTCACTGAGTACGACCTGGCGACGTGCCGCCGACTCGCGGCGGCACGGGCACGTATCATCAAGGGCTCGGCACGTGACACCGTGCTGGGCCCCGTCATCACGGAGACCGCGTAGCATGCACGTTCGATCGATACATGACTTCCGCGAGTGGATCTGTCGGTTCAACGCCGCGATGGCCGCGTTCACCCTCGCCGAACCGCCAGAGGAGATGGTGGCGGCGTGGTTCACGTCGGACGACGAGCGCCTGCAGAGCTGGGTCTTGGAGAACCTCCTCTCCACGGCCATGGACTGGGCGCAGGGCATTGAGATCATCGACGTCTGCGAAAAGCTCGCCGACACTCCGCGGGAGGACCTGGAGGACGAAGGCCGACCCGCGATGTTCAGCCGACCTGAGCCGCCTGATCCTGAGCAGATCCAGCACGTCGGGCTCTATCCCTACCGCATGGAGAGGCTGGACGCGGCGCTGGAGCGAGCCTTTGCCGAAGAATGGACCGCTGAAAACAAACGCGGATACCTGTTGCCGTGGCTCCTGACGGCGCCGCATGCCGGATATCCTGTCACCGTCACGCAGGACCAAGCCACCGTGGCCGCCACGGTGGTGCAGTGGCTGGGCTCACCCGTCGGCTACGAGTTTGTCCGCCGTGTGCTGAGCGGCAGAGGATATCGGGTCGAGCCGCCTGAAGGCCCTCGTCGCATCATTCACCGCCACATGGACATGCCATGATCACCCGCACCGATGCCGCGATTGTCACGGGGTTCGCCCTCCTGGTGATCTTTTTCATTGCCGACACGCTCGTGGACATGGAGCGACGGAAGTCCTGGTCCGACGATGTGACGGACGAGCTGGACGACTTGCTCGCGAAACGACAGGAAAAGGAGAAGCGCCGTGGGTCGTCGTGAATCGCGGGTCTGGGCGCTCCTGTCTGATGCGCTCACGAGCAACGGGTGGGCCGGGTGGCGGGTGGAGATGAAGACGGCGGGGTTCCCGGACGTGATGATGTTTCCGCCCACCGCCCCGCCCACCATCTACCCGCCCGCGTTCATTGAGCTCAAGGCGCTGCCGGAGGTCCCCGTGGATACGGCGCACCGCTTTTCGATCAACTGGGCGTCCCCGTCACAGCCGATCACGCTCATGTCCCTGGCGGTGCTGGGCATGGACGCGGGGGCGCTGGTGCGCTACGGCGTGACGGACCCCAAAGAGGGCAAGAAGTCTACGCTGTGCGTCTGGGCCTGGTTCCGCGCACGGCCGACGCCGTTGTGGGTCCAGGCGGTGCTCAAGCCCGTAGACCTCAAGGGTGATGACAGTGAGGCCGTGTACCCGGACGGCGTCTGCGTGGTGCGGCCCGGCGAGGACGAGGTGGCGGCGCTGAAGACCGCGTTGCGCCAGTGGTTCCCGTGGCCGTGGACAGACACCGCTCCGGGGGGCTTCCGCGCGGGCGTAACCATTCCACGTTACGCCGACTGGCGACGGCCGGCGGGGGCGGTCGGATCGTTCTGGCACGACATTCAAGACGGACGCCCATGACACTCTTTCGCACGAAGCCGACCCGGCATTTCATCGTCGGCGAGCCTACGCTGACACGCGCGGGACGGGGGCAGTATGCCGTCGTCTACCCGCTCGCTTGGTGGATGGATATCACGTTGTACATGGTCCACGCCCAGTTCCGCACGGACGGCGGCAGCATCCCGCCTATCTTCTGGCCCATCGTGGGGCATCCGTACAGCCCGTCGTCGATCCGGGCCTGTATCATCCATGACTGGCTGTGTCGTGAACGGGTCCTGCCGCCTGGCCTGGTGCATGACATCTTCTATGACCTGTTGCTGCACGACGGCGTGGCGCCGCTCCGCGCCTGGCTCATGTGGACCGCGGTGAAGAACTTTGGGCCCACATGGACAACCCCAACCCCGGCGGGTGATCCGCATGGCTGACCTTAGCAGTATGACACTGGAGATTGGCGTTCGAGACACCTCCAGTGTGACGCAGCACATTCTCGAAACTCTTGTTCTCCTCCTCACCACGGTGAAAGACATGGCAGACAGCATCACAGAACTGAAGACGTCCGTCGGCGAACTCCAGACGGCCCTCACTTCGCTCCAGGCGACGGTGGACACGAAGCAGCAGGCGATCGCCGATGCGCTGGCGCGCCTGGAAAGCATCATCGCCGACGGCATGGTGTCCGCGGACGCCCTGACCGAACTGAAGAACGGCCTGCAGACGGCCCTGGGCACGGTCCAGGACATCGAGCAGGACATCAGCGACACGCCGGTGCCCGCGGATCCGGCCGCGACGCCGACGCCGTAAGGTCGAACGAAAGACGGATGAGGTAGTGCTGTGGCACGCTTGACAATGGTTGAGCGTGCCACAGAACCCCACGAAGACGCCGCTGCGCACAACGACGCCACACATGTTCCATACCGCAGGTCCTGTCACGACAGACGCCCAGATAGGTTTTGACTGTCATGAGGCACGCGATGGCGAGACTGGGACTGAAATAAGATGCCCGCCAGTGTACGAAAATCGTACACCGACCCCCGTTCTTGACTGATGTGGTGTACGAAAATCGTACACCAAGGAGACCGGAAGGTGATTCACTACCACGGAGGGCCGATCACGCCTGTCCGCACCGCGATCGGCGTCTGGTCTCGAGGGCATGCGTTCGTGTCGTTCGCCCGTCCCGATCAGATAGCCCTCGCGGCTGAAGTGTCGCAGACATTCGCTGTCGACAGCGGGGCCTTCTCTTCGTGGACCAAAGGGGTCAACATGGACGTCGTCGCCTACGCGGATTGGGTCCAAACATGGGGACGCCATCCCGGGTTCGACTGGTGCCTGATTCCAGACGTGATCGACGGAGACGAGAAGGAGAACGACTCGTTGATATCGAGGTGGTGCGCCTCCGTCAGCGAACGGGTCAGCGTTCCTGTGTGGCACATGCACGAATCGATCGCCCGTCTCCAACGCCTGACTGAAGACTGGCCTCGGGTAGCTCTTGGATCGAGCGGGCGGTATGCCTCTGTCGGGTCCGAGGCGTGGTGGGGTCGCATGCGTGATGCGATGGACGCGGTATGCGACGCCGACGGTCGTCCAAGGACGAAGCTGCACGGCCTGCGGATGCTCAACTCGGAAGTCTTCACCCGTCTTCCTCTGTCTTCTGCCGACAGCACGAACCTCGCTCAAAACCACAGTACCGTGTCTCTTCAGTACGGGCTGACTGACGGGACGGGGGCAGCCGTGCTTCAGTCTCGTATCGAATCGAAGCAGTCGGCGTCGGCGTGGAACCGAGGAGCCTCCGGCTTCTCGATGTTCGAAGCTATCGAGACCGCCAATCTCTAGCACGGTTCTTGCTTTGCGCGTGCGCGCGGTAAGGGTTATTGGGTTATTGGCTATTGGCAAAATCTTTTCAGGGTTGGGTGTTTGTACGGTGTAGGATGACGTTGGAGTATCGCGGTTGAAGGCGAATACGGTGACTTCGTTCTCATTCAACACTGAATACGGAAAGTCACGCGCGGGTGTGAGTATCGGTTTTCAGTTCGGTGTCAGGTGATCCGCTGCGCGATGCCGTCGATGTCGCCGTTGAATCTGAAACGAGTCAACCGATTCACCTTCATTCTAGCTACTCCAAGATCGTCCACACCCGTACGAACACCGTAGCCGGAAAAGATTTTGCCAATAGCCAATAGCCCAATAATTCCTACCGCGCGGGCGCGCGAAGCAAGAACCGTGCTAGAAAACGAAAGGACCCGCCTGTGGAAGCGCGGGTCCTTTCGTTTGTAACGAAAACGGCCGAGGCCTAGACGAGCACCTCCTTCAGCGCGTCGCCGAACTTCGGCATCACGTAGTCCGCGATGTATCCGGCGTGGTCACGGAGCGCGGTGATCGTCTGGCGCAGGGTGCGCTCTTGGCGGATCGTCTCCTTGGACGCGGTGCGCGTGAGCTCGAGCGGGAAGCCCCGGGGGTAGAGCGCGTCACGGGCGTTGCCGGCCGCGAACTCTCCGTCCATCAGCGCCGTCCACTCGTCCTGCATGCGATCCGCCTGCGCGATCATGCTGGCGCGGAAGTTCTTGGCCGGCTCCGGGCTCTTCTCTGCGCACACGACGCGCGTGCCGGCGCAGTCTCCTTCGATGAAGCCATGTCCGGGGCGGCTGTACCCGTGCAGCACGATGCGATCGCCTTCCACCGCCTGCTGGCGCCCGCAGAAGCTGCACGTCCCGCGAACCTGCACGCGCGCCGTGACGTCCGTCGTCACGTACACACCCAGCGACTGGTAGGATCCAATGTTGAGCGTCTTGGACGTGAAGCCTTCGTCGGCGTGCCACGCCGCCACGTCCGCCAACCACGCGCGACGCGCCTTGGTGTTCTCGCGGATGGCGCGGGGCGGCTGGAGGTCTGCGACTTTCTTGGTCTTCGCTACGGTGACGGTGGACATGGTGGCCTCTTCGTTGGTTGACTGTTGCGTCGTTGGACTACGTGCATCGCAATCTAATGACAGTCAAGCGACTCGCAAGAGCGAGTTTTGCGGGAATGCCACTTCTGCCATACATTATGCGCCTCATGGCACCCAGACGCGAACCCCGCCCCAAGCCGCCGGCCGACGTTGCGGTACAAGACCTCGGCGACGCTGTCGTGACCGTACCCGGTGACGGCATGATGATCGCCGAGTACCACAACGGCCGCCCCGGTCCTCCCACCAAGATCATCCAAGCGGCCGCACGCTTGGCCTACCTGCCGCGCCTCAAGTTCCTCACCGACATGATTGGCGGAGAGCTGGATCGCAAGGTCGTGATCGTGGGCGCCAAGGACAAGAAGACCACCATCATCGTCAAGCCGACGTTCGCGGAACGCCTGGAGGCCATGAAGGAGCTCGGGAAGATCGCCCAGCTGCACAACCCCACGCCTGAGGGCGGAAGTGACGTCAATTCCCCCGCATTTGTTTCTCGAGCTCTCAACGCTCTTGCCCAGCTTGCCTCCAGCGTGGCAGCAAGTCGTGGAGAAGAGGCTCGCCTGGCTCACACTGGCGCGGTCGAACCAGATACGCCCCGAGGGTGAGGATTGGGCTACCTGGTTGATGCTCGCGGGGCGTGGGTTTGGCAAGACCCGCTCAGGGGCTGAGGATGTCGCTTGGGAGGGTATCACGCATGAGGGTTGGCGCGTCGCTGTGGCTGCGCCTACGTTCGGCGATGCGCGAGACACCTGCATTGAAGGTGAGTCCGGACTTCTCGCGATCCTACCCGACCAGTTTATACGGTCGTGGAACCGCGGCCACGGCGTCCTTACGCTCAACAACGGCACCTCCTTCCGCTGCTTTTCAGCCGAAGAGCCCAACCGCTTTCGTGGACCTCAGCATCATCTCCTCTGGGCGGACGAGCTCGCGGCCTGGCCCTACGAAGATGCGTGGGATCAAGCGATGTTCGGCCTCCGCCTCGGCCACAACCCGCGCAGTATTGTCACGACTACGCCACGCCCGACGAAGCTGATCAAGTACCTGGTGAAGCGGTCGCTGGAGATCGGCGATGTGCGCCTTACCACCGGATCCACGTTCGACAACGCGGCCAATCTTCCGTCCAAGACCTTGGACCGCCTCCGCGAACGTTACGCCGGCACGCGGTTGGGTGAGCAGGAGCTCTACGCTCGGATCCTGGACGACATCATTGGCGCGCTCTGGACCTATGCGCTCTTGGGAGAGTGTAGGCAGGTGGAGTTCCCCGACAACCTGTCTCGCGGGGTGGTCGCCGTAGATCCCGCGGTGACGAAGGGCAAGACGTCCGACGAAACGGGCATCGTCGTCTGCGGCGCCAAGCAGAAGATGGGGTTCGTGCTGGAGGACGGCACGCTGTCGGGGACGCCCAACGAATGGGGCTCCAAGGTCGTCGCCCTCTACCGCAAGTACCACGCCGATATGGTCGTCGCCGAGGTGAACAACGGCGGCGACATGGTGTCGCACGTCATCCATTCTATCGACCCCAACATCAAGGTCAAGCAGGTTCGCGCGTCCCGGGGAAAGATACCCCGCGCGGAGCCGATATCGGGTCTGTACGAACAGCGCCGTGTGAAGCACGTCGGATCCTTCCGCTACCTGGAAGACCAGATGTGCTCCTACACTCCGATGAGCGAGAGCGAGGGCGCACACTCGCCAGACCGCATGGACGCGATGGTGTGGGGGTTGACTGAGTTGCTGGTTACGAACGCCTTGCCGGACCTGTCGCCGCCGATCGCCTTGCCACTTGTCACGCCGTACTCTGTCTAGGAGCTCCACTGATGGCTGAAGAAGAGGGTTCGTCGACCCTACCGGGGTCCGCGCAGAAGCCGTCACTGCCCGCGACCGCGACGCAGCAGTATGGCGTCACTGGCCTCAAAGGCTACACGACCGGGTTCCTGAGTGAGGAGTTCCTGCCCGCGTTGCGCGGTCAGCCGGGGGCGAAGAAGTTCCGCGAGATGAGCGACAACGATCCCGTCCTGGGGTCGGTGCTGTTCGCAGCCTCTATGATGATCCGGAACGTCAACTGGTCGTTGGCGGCCGCACACGAAGGCGACTCCGCACAGCAGGCGATGGAGTTCGTAGACGAGTGCCTGTTCAAGGACATGGCGACGCCGTTCACGGACGTGGTGGAAGAGGCGATGAGCATGCTCATCTACGGCTTCGCCCCTATGGAGAAGGTGTACAAGGTGCGCCGAGGCCCTGCGAAGCTGCCGCCCGCCCCTGGCATCGGCGCGGACCGCGGCGAGTGGCAAGCGTACATCGAGCAGCGGAGCCGCATCCCTGCGGGGTCGCTGTACGACGACGGCAAGATCGGCATCCACAAGCTGAGTCTCCGCGCCCAGGACACGGTGTGGCAGTGGTTCTTTGACGCCCACGGTGACTGGATGGCGTTCGAGCAGATGAAGGAGCGAGGGCCGAACGTCATCATCCCGCGCTCCAAGATTCTCCTGTTCCGCACGACGACGACCAAGAACAACCCCGAAGCTCGCAGCATCCTCCGCTCGTCGTACGTCTCCTATGAGCGGAAGAAGCACCTAGAGATCCAGGAAGGGCGCTTCGCCACGCGCCGGAACGGCGTGGCGGTGTTCCGCATCCCCTCCCAGTACATGGATCCCAGCGCGCCAGACCGCGAGCGGGCGATTTTCAACTATTACCGCGAACTGGCGACCAAGGTCAGCACCGACCAGCAGGGCGGCATGGTCATCCCGGGCGACCGCGATGACAAGGGCAACGCGATTGTCGACTTTGAGTGGAAGAGCCTGAGCGCCACGGGCACCACGGGCGGCTCGGCCAGCGAAGTCATTGACCGCATTGATCACCGCATGGCGATGAGTGTGCTGGCCGACTTCGTGCTGTTGGGCCAGAAGTCCGTCGGCAGCTTCGCTCTGAGCAGCGACAAGACCAACCTCTTCGCGTCGGCGCTGGGCGGGTTCCTGAAGGCGATCGCCGAGGAAACCAACTCAGGCCTCATCGCTGAGCTCTGCGACCTGAACGCGATCAAGGTAGAGGACCGCCCGATCCTGCGTCCCGGCGACATTGAAAACCGCGACCTGCTCCAGCTGAGCTCCTACCTCAGCCAGTTGGCGAGCGCCGGCATGCCGTTCTTTCCCGACGACAACCTGGAGAACTGGCTGCGCGATCAAGCGGGCATGCCCGAAAAGCCCGAAGAGCTTGACGATGCTGTGGAAGAGAAGAAGGATGGCGAGATGCAACGCCAGATGGATCTCATGGCCGCGAAGGGCAAGGCCGGAGAGAAGGACGAGAAGGGAAAGAAGCCCGGGATGCCGGGCGCGAAGCCAAAGACCGCCGCCAAGCCAAACGCCAAAGCCGAGGAGAAAGAGTAATCATGGATCCACTATTCGCATCAGTCGCTGAGGCGCTCGCCAAGCAAGCCCGCAAGCCCGCCGGCGGTCCCGGCGGAGGTCAGTTCGCGTCGGGCGGAGGTGGAGGCGGCTTGGGCGGGCGCGGAAGCGCCAAGCAGGGGCCGCTGAAGCGATCGGCTGCCGGTATGCGCGAGACGCGTCAGAAGCAGGGCGAGCCGTGGAAAGGTGCCAAGCCCGTCGGCGCCGTCGTGACTATCAGAAACAAAACATGGTCGAATTCAGGCGCGATCGTGCCGGGCAATCAGAAAGCCACGATCGTTGGGCACAAGACCAAGCGCCTCGAGAGCCGTAACGGAGACGGCATGACAGTCAACCTGTACACTCTGAAGACGAAGGACGAATCCGGTAGAGATGTAAAGATGGATGTCTATCCCGGCAGCGTGCGGTAGAGCTGTTGGACTTCCTCCAGAAGCGCGACCGAGACGTCTGGGCCCAGTGGGACGAATGGGCCCAGCAGCTGGAGCCCGACATCCGCCGCACCTTCTTGGAGACCATGGCGGCTCTCAAGGAGGCGTTGTCGGTGTCCCTGATGACCACGCTCCTCGCCTCCGGCGACATGACGCAGCTCGCGCGCCATGTCACGGAGGCGCTGGGGAACCTCGAGGCGCTCCAGGACGTGCTGAAGGATTCCATCGTGCGCGGAGGCACCAAGGTCGCGGCGTCGCTGCCGGACCGCATCATCGTCCGCTTTGACCGGTACAACCCTGAGGTCATCGAACGGGTCAACCGCGAAGCCCTTCAGTTCGTGCAGCAGATCACGAACGATGTGCGCGACTCCTTGGTCGACATCGTCCGCACGGGCTTGTCTGAGGGCATTGGCCCCGGGGCTACGGCCCAGCGGATCAAGTCGGAAATAGGTCTCACGCAACGCCAACGGAAGGCGGTGGACAACTTCCGCCGCATGCTGGCGGAGGGTGACCGCACGGTGCTGACGCGGGAATTGCGTGATCGCCGTTTTGACCGTACACTCGAGCAAGTGTTCAACGGACAGCGGAATCTCACGGCGGACGAGATCCGCACGATGACGGACCGGTATGCGGAGCGGTACATCAAGCACCGGGCCGAGGTAATCGCCCGCACAGAGTCTATCCGTGCGCAGGCCGTAGGCAATTCGCAGGCGTGGGCGCAGGCCGTACAGCAGAACCCGGGGTTGAGGCAGCGGTTGCGACGGCGGTGGTATGTCGCACCCTCCGAAGGCCCCAGCAGTCATAAGGTGAAGGGCAAGGTCGGCCACAAGCCGAAGAGCGGGAAGTCCGTGGTGAGGTTGTGTCCGATCTGCCGTGCGATCCCCGGCATGAACAGCGAGGGTCGACAGGTAGATGAGCCGTTCCAGACGCCGAATGGGCCGACGATGTATCCGCCTATTCACCCCAATTGTCGGTGTGTCGTTTTCACAGGAGTGGTCTGATGGATCCGCTTATCGCAGCAGCCGCTGAGGCGTTGGTGAAGATGGCGCGGTGGCCCGCCGGGTCGCCGGGAGGCAAGGGCGGTGAGTTCAAGGGCGGAGGAGGAAGCAGCGGCGGCGGACCCGTGCGTCGTCTTGGCCGAGAGGTCCGCGAGCATCAGAAAGACGCCGAGTTTGCGGCGAAGGACAAAATCAGGTCATCTCGCTCGAGCGTGATCAGCTACGATCGAGCGAAGACCCTGTCGCAGGCGGCGCAGCGGATTTCGGAAACGGAAGGCCACGGGTCGCAGCGAGCCGGGCATGCGCGAGCTCTCGCGCGGGCAGCGGAGAGCCGCTCCGATCGAAAGATGGAATGGGCCCGGCTCGCTCGGATGGACGAGAAGACGCAGCTTGGCCTGGTGCGCGCCAAACAGAAAGAAAGGGCAAGCATGCTCCTTGGGCGGATCGAAAGCAAGAAGGATCAACTCAAGGACCGTTCACGGGAGCTTGCGGCGCGGGGTAAGTTCGACTCGAAGGTCGAGCGTTCGCTGCGCATCTTGACGTCTCGAGGCAAGAAACTCGACGCCTTCCGGTCGAGTTTGTAGTCGGTGACCCCCGCGCTCCTCGCCCGACTGGAGTCCCTGCTCGCCAAGCAAGCCCGACAGCCTGCGGGCGTACCCGGCGGGCACGGCGGTGAGTTCGCGTCCTCGGGCGATGCGGGGCACTACGGGTTCGTGGGTGCAGCCGCCCGCCGCGGAAAGGGGTCCGACGCCAAGTACGAGCACGACAAGGCGCTCGATGCCGTGCATCAAGGCAAGGGCATCTCTGCCCGGACCCCGTGGACAGAGCATCACCAGCGAACGACCGATGCCTACCAGAACGAAGATGGAGGGCCCGGCGGGTACAGCCGACTCAACGGAGGTCTCCGTTCGGGCTCGATCGGCGCGAGCGACAAGCACGTGCAAGACATGGACCACGTGACGCGCTCGTCTTCGTTGGACAAACCGATGCGCCTCTACCGCGGATCCGAGGGCCCGCCGCCATCGAAGGGCGTGTCGTTCGAAGACAAAGGCTACGTCTCGACGTCTCTCAACCGCAGAGAGTCTCTTCGGTTCTCCAAACCCCACGAGGGCGGGGAGAGCACGTTGTATGTCATCCGCGCTCCTGCAGGGTCGCACGTCGGCCGTGGGCAGCGGAGCGAAGCTGAGTTGATCCTGCCCCGCGGATCGAAGTTTCGAGTGTCGCACGTCCGGACGGTCAAGCATCCCCGAAACCCGAAGAAGGTGCTGCACATCGCCACCCTGGACTTGGAATGAAGCGGTTCACAGACTGGTCGCCTCGCACGTTGGTCCCTCTGTCCAAGCAAGCCCGACAGCCCGCGGGCGTTCCGGGCGGGCATGGCGGAGAGTTTGCAGCGTCGACGCTCAGCGGTGCCGTCGTCCCCGCGGGCGGAAAGCCGGCCAAGGCGCCACCACCTACCGCGAAGGTCCTCGCGGCCGCGGGCGTAGGATCGTGGTCGGCGGCAGAGAAAGAGTCGCTGGGCTTCTATCAAGGGTTCTCGTACTCGGCGATGAACTACACCTTGCGCATGGGCCAAGGCGACCCAGACCGCGGAGCGAAGTCTCCTCACTTCCGCTCGTTGATGGCGGACGGCTCCGCGCGCGACCGCGTCGTGCAGCACACGAAGACGCTCCGCGATGCGATAGCGAAGGTAGAGCCGATCCAGCACGACGCGGTCGTGTACCGCTCCGTCTCCGCAGGAGCGGCCCTATTCAACCCCATTGTCGGGTTGACCAACTACGGCGTGAACCGCCGGCAGTCTCATCTCCTGCACGAGACGATGTCGTCGCTGGACACCCGCCTGGCGTCCATGGTCGGCAAGACCATCAAGGACCACGGGTTCACATCAACCACCGCAGACGAGAAGCAGGCGGTGAAGTGGATGTCCAAGACGGACCCGAAACTGCGCGGACCCGATCAGCGCGTGATGTTCCGCATCACGGCGCCCAAGGGGAGCAAGGGACTCTGGGCGGAGAAGATCAACCCGAACCAGAAGGACTACGTGGTCCAGAAAGAGTGGATCGTTCCGCCCGGCACACGGTACAAGATCACCGGCGTCGGGAAGCATGCCAGCGGCGCACACCTCGTCGAAATGGAGATCGTCCCATGAACACCGACCGTTTCACCGACTGGGATTCGTCGGGGTTCTTCGCTGAGGACGACCCCCTTACCAAGTCTACGCCAAGCATGGCAGACGTCCATACGCCGACCTCGGTTCCCCTCGCGCGCCGGAAGAAGAAGATGAAGCCCAAGACAGGCGAAGTAGAAGTGACGATGGCGCTGGAGAAGATCGAGGACGACCAACGCATGGCGTGGGGTTGGGCGAGCGTGACCACGCGCAACGGGCAGCCGCTGGAAGACCTCCAGGGCGACGTCATCGAGACGGAAGAGCTCCAGAAGGCCGTCCACGAGTTCGTCCGCAAGAAGCGGATCATGGGCGAGATGCACACCGTGATCGGCACCGGCGACATCGTGGACAGCATCGTCTTCACGGACGACATCCAAAAAGCCCTCGGCATCAACCTGGGGAAGGAAGGCTGGTTCGTCGGCGTCCACGTCACGAGCGACAGCACCTGGGCGCGCGTGAAGAAGGGCGAGCTGCGCGGCTTCAGTCTCGGCGGCTTCGGCGTGCGCGAGCTCATGAAGTCGAGAGGAGGCCACGAGGTCGTTGAGCTGGACGTCGAAGACTTCAGCAAGCGCCTCGACTTCCTGGAGGCGCTGGAAGCGCGCCTGGACAAGACCGCGCGGCGCCCCGCAGGGTCGCCCGGAGGTACGGGCGGACAGTTCACAGGCGGGCCGGCTGGGTTTGGGAATTCAGGCGTAGCTCGCGGTGGGCGAAAGAAAGGAAAGCCGGCCGACACGCCCGCGAGCCTGAAAAACGATCTTCGCCTCACGCGATCGGCGATGCACTTCTCCGCCCGCGTCGGTGACAGCAAGAACCTCGATGCTCAGCGGTCCCGGGCGAGAGACATCATCGCCCGCCACCGCGCACTCGTCCCCAAGAAACCGAAGGTCAAGCAGGATCCGTGGAAAGAGCGTCAAGACGAGCACGACACCTGGCGAGATGAGGCTCGGTTCCGTACACAGACAGGATATCACCGAGGCTTTCGTCCTGGCCTGCCGAGGTCCTGATGCGATTCGACGTCCATGCTGTATCGTTGAAAGTTGCGTCTGTGGGAAGTGCCATAGGCGGACTCCTTGGTGCCGCGGCCGAGTCCGTTCGCGTTGCCGCTCAGCCCGTGCCACAAGACTCAGTGGAACACCTCATCGCAGCAATCGGCCTCGGTGGGGCCGCCGGCGTCTTGACCACCGTGCTCATCGTGGGCACGTACAAGGCGAAGGTGGACAGCCACAGCGAGGCGATCAAAGAACTCCTGCAGAAGAAAGCCGACACGGACGCGGTGATCTCTGTCAAAGAACTCATCCAGAAGAAGGCGGATGCGGAGGTCGTGGAGATGATACAGCACCAGGTGGCCCGCATTGATGACGCCACGCAGATGCTAGTCCGCCATCTGTTAGATCGACGCCCGGGATAAGAGTCCTCCTCACCGATGCCTATCCAACACCTATTCGACAAGAGGGCGGTATGCTAGACCCGTTCATAGCTTCCGTGGTAGAAGCACTCGCCAAGCAGGCGCGCCACCCCGCGGGATCGCCCGGAGGCAAGGGCGGTGAGTTTGCGCCCTCGGGAGGGGGAGGCAAGGGAGGAGGAGGAGCGAGCACCGCGCAGAACATCAACCGTATGATTCCAGGATCTTCGATATGGAGTCGCAAAGGTGTCCAAGAGGTGAAAACCCCTCACCTGGCTCCTATGGACCGCAAGCAATTCTCCGCGCTGATCCGATCCGTCAACCAGACCTACGGGAAGCCCGGTCTTGATTCCGGCGGAAGGCGGGTGTGGTCGACACCTAGCGATCGGTTGAGCATTATTCGGCACAAGGGCGGGCATGTCAGTATAACCGTTGAGCCAAAAGAAACGGCGCCTCTCGACTGATTCTTCTCTGCCGCCCCGATCCAAAAGCCCCTCACGCAAAGCCCCGGAACAGGAGACGCGCGCATGGCCACGAAAGTTCGGAAACTCCGCATCGAAGAATTGTCGGGTGTCGATCGCCCGGCCAACCAAGAAGGATGGATGGTCCTAGTGAAGAACTATCGCGAGCGCGGTCGCGCCACACTCGAGAACCTGGCCAAGCGGCTCGGGTTGCCCGACCTGGTCCGCAAGGCGGACGAAGGCTTTGACGACAGCGACGACGATCTGCTCGACGAGTTGGACGAGCTCGAGGACGACGAAACGATCGGAAAGGGCGAAGACCTGTCCGACGATGAGCTCGAGGACGACGAAACGATCGGAAAGGGCGAAGACCTGTCCGACGATGAGCTCGACGCCATCGAAGCCGAACTCGACGAGCTCGACGATGACGACGCGGGCGTCCAGAAGGGGATGTGCAAGGAATGCGGAGAGAAGCCCGCACAGAAAGGTGGGAAGGGGATGTGCCAGGCCTGTGCCGCCCCGGTCACCAAGCAGGACGACACGCTGGTGTCGGAATTGTCCAAGGCGTTCGGCGTTGTCGTTGCCAGTCCCCCCACTCCAATCTCGAAGAACGAGGAGTCTCACGTGAAGCAGCCCACCGGCAGTGAAATCGAAGCAGTCGTCAAGTCGCTCACGCCGGCGGCGCGTGAGTTCGTAACGGAGCTCGTCGCCAAGGCCGTGGCCGCCGATACGGCGGCGGAGCAGGCGAAGTCGGAAGTCCAGACGCTGGCCAAGACGGTCCAGGCGTTGGTGGAGAAGAGCGAGAACGAGTCGCGCACGGCACTGGCCAAGTCGCTGATCCCGGCCGGCGCGCCGATCACGGTGGAAGAGGTGTCCACGCTGCTCAAGGCCAACGGCGACAACGCGGAAGGCAAGGCGGTGGTGGAGAAGATGCTCCAGACGATGGGCAAGCTCGCTGCCAGCTCGAGCCTGTTCAAGTCCTTCGGCGACAACGCCGCCACGGGCAACGCCTCCGGCGAATCGTCGGCCATCACGGCCATCAATAAGGCCGCGGGTGAGCTGCGCACCGCGAAGCCGACGCTCACGCCGGAACAGGCGGTGGCCGAGGCGCTTGCGGCCAACCCGGCCCTGTACGAGCAGTTCATGGCCGCCTCGGTCTAACCCACCCCTTCTTCCGAACGGAGTAAAGGAGTCCCATGTCCTACAATAACAACGTGGTTGTCGACGGCACGATGACTGCGGCGGCGGACCTGTCCGCCCTTCAGTTTCGTGCGGTGCGCATCACGGCCGCGAACGCGGTCAACCAGGTCACGGCCGCGACGCAGGTGTTCGCGGGCGTCCTGCAGAACAAGCCGACCAGCGGCCAGTCGGCGGAAGTCGCCGTGGCCGGCACGGTGAAGTGGGAAGCCGGTGCCGCGATCTCGGCCGGCGCTGAAGTGATGTGCGACTCGGTGGGTCGCTGCATCACGGCCGTGACGACGGGCAACCGCGTCTGCGGCATCATCAAGACGGCCGCGGGTGCGGCCGGTGAAATCGTGTCGGTGATGTTGACCGGCGTCCGCGTCCTGCCGTAATCGCTTCTCTTCACCTCCCTCACACTCTCCGCCACATGATCTTCTCCAAGGGGCAGCTGATGGAAGCGGTTCTGGCCAAGAGCCAGCCGACTCTCAGCGACGTCCACATCAGCCAGCCGCTCACGTCCATTTCGATGGCGTGGCTCCAGCTGGCGTCGGCGTACATTGCCGCCAGCCGCATCTTCCCCATCGTTCCGGTTTCCAAGCAGAGCGATCTCTACTACGTCTTCAATCGCGGCGACTTCCTCCGCGACGAGGCGCGTCCGCGCGCCCCGGGCACGGAGTCGGCCGGCGGCGGGTTCAACCTGTCGACCGCCGGTTACTCCTGCATCACGGAAGCGTTCCACTGGGACATTCCTGACCCGATCCGCGCCAACGCGGACTCGATCCTGTCGCTGGATCGTGCGGGTACGGAGTTCGTGTCGCAGATCCTCGCGATCCGTCGCGAGCGTCGCTTCTTCACGTCCTTCTTCACCACAGGTGTCTGGGGTACGGACATCACGGGTGTCAACGCAGGGCCCGCCGGCGGTCAGACGGTGCGCTGGAATGTCACCGGCTCCCTGCCGCGCGCGGACATCGACACGGCCAAGAACACCCTGCTCCAGCAGGGCCTCATTGGCCTGAAGTTCCGCCTCCTCCTGGGCCAGGAAGTCTTCACCGCGCTCCGTGGTCACGCGGATGTGCGCGATCAGTTCAAGTACACCAGCGCCGAGTCCATCACGGCGGACATGCTGGCTCGCTACTTCGACGTTGATGAAGTGGTGGTGAGCCAGGGCGCCTACGTCAGCTCGGTGGAAGGAGCGGCGGTGGCGAATGCGTTCTTCGCCGGTAAGCATGCCCTCCTGGTGGCGGTGCCGCCTTCGCCGTCGATCATGACGCCGTCGGCAGGATACATCTTCTCCTGGACCGGCTACATGGGCGGCCAGGGCGGTATCCGCATCAAGCGCCTGCGCGCCGACCTGCTCGAGTCCGATCGCATCGAAGGCGACATGTCGTTTGACATGAAGGTGACGGCGCCTTCGCTCGGGTACTTCTTCTCCACGATTGTCGCGTAATGAGAATGCCGGCGGGGAGGATTCTCTCCCCGCCGGCGCTCACGTCCTTCCATCCTCGCTCGCAGGGTACAGCACATGGCACGGAAAACGGTAGTGAAAGTCTTGAAGGCGTTCACCAGCGGCGGTGTCAACTACACTCCCGGTGACGTCCACGACCTGGACAGCGCCTCCTTCCAGGAAGAGCTGGCCCGCTGGCCTGAAGGCGCGGTGTCGGGCCGCCTGAACAACGGCTTCCTCGTGTACGATACGGTGGAGGTGGACACGCCGGCGCCCAAGAAGCCTGCGATCGTCAAAGAGCCGGCGCCACCCAAAGAGCCGGTCACCCCGTAAATGGCCGTCATCGTCGAAACCGGTTCGGTTGTCGCTGACGCGAACTCCTTCATAGATCTCGTCTACCTCCGTACGTTCGCGGAGGATCGGGGTCTTGTGCCGACCGGTCTCGACGATGACGATATCGCGAGTGCGAAGCTCGTGATCGCGGGGCAGTACCTGCAGGACGAGCAGACGTATGCGTTCCGCGGCACGCGCGTCTCCTATCTCCAGACCATGCCGTACCCGCGCACGGGCGCCACGGAGAACCGCGGTCCGGCCATCCCGGACAACGTCGTGCCGTGGCGGTGCAAGATCGCCCAGGCGCTGCTCACCTGCAAGGCCCTCGCCGGCGAGACGCTTCAGCCTGGGCTCGCGAACGGCGGCCTGGCGGTGCAGAGCAAGTCGATCGGACCTCTGTCCACGACGTACATGGCGCCGAGCGGTGGCGCGGCACCCTCCGCCCGGAAGCGGTACCCCGACGTCGACGGCGTCCTGTTCCCGCTCCTGATGGACCGCTCGCTTCCGAACGCAGACCCGACCCTTTTCCAGACGGCGTGGGAAGATACGGCGTGGGCTGACGCCGCGTACGATTACCCCTGACGCTGATGGCCAACTTCGACGACGACCGCGAGTTCGCTCGCGAGATGATCGCGGAGAACGGAGCGCCGGTGATCTTCACCCGGTCTCCCACAAGCGCCGCCTCCACGCCCACGGGCCAGCTGGACACGTCGGTTCTCACGCCGCTCAAGTTCACCCGCCAGACAGTCATCTTCCCGGCCACGCCCACGCGCGCGGACGGGTTTGAGGCCGGACTGGCGGTTCGGCGTAGCTACCGCACCTTCTACTCAGAGGTCGTGGCCGGCGGGCCCTTGATCCAAGCCGGCGACACGTTCTTCGCGGAAGGCAAGGACTGGGCCGTGGTGGCAACCGACGCGATCGCGCCCGACAGCGGCACGCCTATCTTCCAGTCGGGGGCCGCCAAGGGATGAGCCGCTCCGTAGAGGCTTCGCTGGGAGGTTTCCTTGTCGACGTCGACAAGTGGAAGGCCCGCCTGGGGCACCTGGCCGGCGAGGCCATCCAAGAGCTGTGCTTGGTCGTGGCACAGAACATCGTGGTGGGCGGGCAGTTCAGCCCTGGAACGCCCGTAGATACGGGCTACGCCCGGTCGTCGTGGTGGATCGCGGTGAACAGCGACACGGGCGAGTCCGCGGTACTGGGCTTGAACGACAAGGGCGCAGCCGCGATGGAGCAGATCACGCTGAGGATCCTGGGCGTGAAGTCCGGCGACATCGTCTACCTGCTCACCAATACGGTCTACATGCGCCCTCTGGAGTACGGCCATTCGCAGCAGGCGCCCGCGGGCATGGTGCGCCTGACGATGGCGGCCGGGACGATCATCGCCGACTACGCGGCCATCAACACCTTGCGCCGCAACGGCATGGCGGTCGCGTGATCAACGACGAGAACATCCGGACCGCGATCCAAACGGCCATTGACGCGGTGGTGGCCGTGGACAGCGGCGTCATCACGGCCGGCGTGTCGTCGCCGGGGGTGTTTACGAGACAAACAGGGTCCTTCCTCACGGACGGGTTCCTGCCGAACAGCGAGGTGACGGTGAGCGGGTTCTCCGGCGCCGCGGCCAACGGGGTATGGTTGGTCCAGCAGGTCGCCGCCCTCGCTCTTACGGTCCGCCGCCTGGACGGCGTCACGCTGTCCACGCAGTCTCCTACCGCGAATGCGCGGTTTCGCATAAAGGTTCCTTCGGCCCGGAAGTTTGCGGGGTTCAAGTTTGATAACCCGCCCGCGTTACGTCCATGGGTTCGAGGAACGCTGAAGACTGTATCGTCGAAGCGGACGACCTTGGTCCGTCCGGCCCGCGTGAAGAACGAAGGCCTGTACCTGTTGGACCTGTTCTACCCGTTGGGGTACGGTACCGCCGCTGCGGCACAGATAGAAACGGCGCTGAAGGACGCCCTCGGGCCTGGAACCCATCTCACGTACGGCGGCGACAAGGTGTCGCTGATGGCGATCAAGACCGCAGGTGAGTTGGAAGATGAATCGTTCGTTCAATTGCCGATCACGATCGAGTGGTGGGCGTTCGGCTGGACCCTTCCGTGAGGATACACCATGAGTGATGCCAACAGGACGCAAGTCGCCATCGTCGAAGAAGCGACGTTTGGCGTCATTCCGGCGACACCGCGCTTTGAGCTGTTGCGCGTGACAGGCGAGTCGCTGAGCTACACCCCCAAGACGGTGACGTCTGACGAGCTCCGCGCCGACCGTCAGGTGGTTGACCTGATCCGTGTCGGATTTGAGACCGCCGGCGACCTGCCCATCGAAATGAGCTACGGCATGCCGGACCGCCTGATGGAAGGCGCCGCGTGCAGCGACTGGGTCCAGACGCCCACGCGCGACAACGACGGCACCGCGTCGTCGAACATCACGACGGTGGCCGTGTCGGGCGTCTTCAACTACGTGGCGCCGGTGGCGGGCAACGAGTTCAAAACAGGCGTTTTCGCGGTCGGCCAACTGGTCCGGACGACAGGCTTCTCTAACGCCGGAAACAACGGCCTGGGCCGCGTAACAGCGACCACGGCCACGCAGGTCACGCTCAACGGCATCACGTCGGTGGTCGACGCGGCGCCGGCGACGACGGCCCGCCTGAAGGTGGTCGGCATCGAAGCGCCGGCCGCGACGAACATCGCCGCGACGGTAACGGGCCTGGCCGTGGGCTCGAGCGGTGCCATCACCGGCACCGGCATTGACTTCCTGGCATGCGGCCTGGTGGCGGGCATGTGGTTCAAGGCGTCCGGGTTCACGATCGACACCGACAACAACGGATGGTATCGCGCCCTGTCGGTGGCGGCGACACGCATCGAGTGCGACATCGTGCCGACAGGCTTTGGTGCGGACGCTGCGACGGGCGTCCAGGTCCGCCTGTGGCTGGGCGACTACATCCGCAACGGCACGACGAAGAAGTCGTACACGGCGGAAATCCAGTACCAGGATCTCACGGTCCCTGAGTTCGAGTACTACCGCGGGATGCGAGTCGCCAACCACACGGTAAACGGCGAATCGCAGTCCATCGTCAAGGGCGGCTTCTCGCTCATGGGCGCGTCGGTGGACAACTACACGACACGGAATAACAGTGTCGCGGTCGGCACAGACCGCCCGGCTCCGACGAACGACGTCCTGAACACCTCGGACAACGTCGGCGCCCTGTTCGAGAACGGTGTCGCGGTGGCGGCGCCGAACTCAGTGATGATGGCGTCGCTCACGATCGACAATACCCTCCGTCGCCGGAACGCGATCGGTTCTGCCTACTCCATTGACATCGGCCTGGGCCGCTGCATGGTGACAGGAACGCTCAAGTTCTACTACGGGTCCAACGCGATCCTCAACCGGATCCGCACCGGCACCGCGTCCAGCTACATGCAGCGATTCACGGACCCGACGGGGACCAAGGCTCTGGTGTACGATGTGCCGCGCATCAAGTTCAGCAGCGGCGTCCCGGTGGTGTCCGGTGTCGACACGGACCGCACCATGGACGCCAACTTCCAGGGCCTCCGTCACCCGGTCCTGGGTTACACGATCCACGTCCAGCGGTTTGAAGAGTACGTCTGATAGGTAGAACCCGGGTCCGGACGGAGCTCGCCGTCTGGTCTCGGTTGCGGTATAGCAAGCTCAGCATAAGATTGCACCTCGTTCGCCTGACGGTGCGGTTCCTCACGGAGCCGGCGAGCCACCTAAGGCGGGCGGGGTGCATCTTTTCACATCGAGGAACCGATCGTGTCCAACCTGTTCGCACGGTACAAGACCAGCCGCTCCGCTGAGAACGAAGGTGTCTGGCTGAACTTCGGAGGCGGCACGCGCGTCAAGACGCGCTCCACGAGCTCGCCCAAGGTTCGCGAGTACCAGTCCAGGCTATTCAAGAAGTTCCGCCAGGCGCTGTCGGCCGGCGGCGGCGTGCTCCCGCCGGAGATGCAGGACGAGATGGACATCGACTTGGTCGCTTCGGTGGTCATCGCCGATTGGGAAGGCGTGCCGAACGCCAACGGCGTGATCGTGCCGTATGCCCGCCCGACGGCGATGGCCATCCTGGCTGAGCTGCCCGAGTGGCGGAAGGAGATCCAGTACCTCGCGGGCCTGGCGGAGACCTACCGCGAAGCGGGTTTTGAGGAGCAGCTGGGAAACTCAAAGGAGTCCTCAGTTCCAGCCTCCGCTACGGCGGAGACACCGAGCGACTCCTCGCAGGCGTCCTAGCGAACGGCGGGTTCAGGGCGTTGCGGAAGGTGGAGCATATCCAAACCTTCCGCGACCTCTGGCCGCAGAACCGTCCGATCTGGACCGCGTTCCAGCGCCTGAGTTCCGCACGAAACTGGGTCGTCGGAGCCACGGCACAGCCGATAGGCATTGCGCCGTCGGAGATTATCGTGTATGCACATGCACATGGGTTCGCTCGCGCCCTCAGAGATCTCGAAGAATTCGAAGGATTCATCTACGGGATGGAAGAGGTGTACATGTCGTGGTGGAGCGAGAAAGCCAAGGAACGGGCGGCAGCCGATAAGCGGGGCGGTGTCACGTGAGTGGTGACATCGCCCGCTTTGGCGTTGTCATTGACACGAGCGGCGCGAAGGCCGGCCAGGTCGAGTTCGAACGCTCCGTTGACAGCATCAAAAACAAGGCGCGTGAGGGCGGCCGAGCCATGGACACCATGGCGGAGTCCACCCAGAAAGCCTTTGCGCAGATCAAGGCCTTCGCCGCGTTTGCCGGCCTGACGCTCGGCATCAGCCAGCTCATCCGCTACACGGATTCGTGGAAGCAGATGGAAGGCCAGCTTCGCCTCGTCACGAAGACGAGCAAGGAAGCCGAAGAGGTCCAGCAGAAACTCTTCAAGGTCGCTCAAGACACGCGCGCCCCGCTGTCTGAGACCATCGGGCTGTACTCTCGAATGGCGCGCTCGACCAAGGACCTGAAGCTCACGCAGGATGAGCTGATCAGCATCACCAAGGCGGTGAACCAGGCCCTCGTCATCAGCGGATCCAGCGCCGCGTCCGCGGGCGGGTCCATGCTCCAGCTGGGCCAGGCGTTCGCGTCAGGCACGTTGCGAGGCGACGAACTCAACTCGATCCTGGAAGGCATGCCGCGCCTGGCGGAGGCGATCGCTGCGGGTATGGGCCGATCCACGGGCGAGCTGCGGAAGCTGGGGTCGCAGGGCAAGATCACGTCCGACGAGATGGCCAAGGCGATCCTCCAGCAGTCCAAGGTCTTGGCGGACGAGTACAGCAAGATGCCGCAGACGGTGTCGCAGGCGCTGACGCAGGTCAGCAACGCGATGCAGCAATTCATCGGGCAGACGGACAAGTCGCTGGGCGTGTCCAACGTGCTGGTGGGAACGCTGAAGTCTCTGGCCGACAACTTCGACAAGGTCGCGCTCGGCATCGAGATCGTCGCGGTGGCCTACGGCGGCAAGTTCGCGGCCGGTTTCGCCAAGGCGGCCGCGGAGTATGTACGCCAGGGCGCCGTGAAGATTGCGGCTCTCGCTGCACAGAATGCGGAGCTAGCCCGAGTGGCGGTGGGCGAAGAAATCGTGGCGCATCGCGCACTCGCGGCGGCGAACGCCAACGCGATCCTGGCCGCGTCCTCCGCGGATTCTGCCATCACCGCCCGGCAGCAGGCCGCCGCCCTTACGGCGACCGCTGTCGCCAGCGGGGAGCTCGCGGTGGCCGCGAACGCGGCGGCGATCGCCTCCACGCGCGCCACCGCGGCGATTGCGGCGACCTCTGTCGCGGCCCGCATCGGAACCGCGACGGTCGGGGTATTCAACGCCGTACTGGCCGCCCTGGGCGGGTGGATCGGCATCGCGATCACCGCCGCCATCGTGGCACTCACGGCGCTGTACTCCTGGTGGAATAAGCACAAGGTCGCCGCGCAGGAGAACAAGAAGGCGGCGGACGAGCTGAAGCAGTCCATGGCGCTCCTGGAGACGCAGATGGCGTCGTCGCTCTTGGTGATCCAGAAGAACACCAAAGCCAACGACGACCTGTACACCCTCCTGATGACGAAGGGGATCACGGCGTACGAGGCCGCGAAGAAGCAGCAGGATGTCGTCAAGTCGGCCACGGCGGTATGGGACCGATACAAGGAAGGAGTCGGGCGCGCCGCCAAGACGCTGGGCACGTTTACCGAGGAGCTCGCCAAAGGCAACCCGCAGGCCGTCGCGCTGAGCAAGGCGATGACAGAAGAGGCCGCGAGCAGCGACCGCCTGGACCAGGGCCTCAAGCGGTCCACCAAGGCGCGTGAAGACGCGGTGGCCGCGATGAAGGCGCAGAAGGACAAGGCGGAAGAGCTCGCGAAGAAGTTCAAGGAAGAGAAGCAGGCCAGCGACGAGACGGTGGAGGTTATCCAGCGCGAAGTCAACGGGCTGAACAACCTGCTCGCGGCGAAGAAGGTCGGCGAAGAGACCTACGCCAAGGTCTCGCGCGCCATGCAGCGGGAAGACGAGATCCGTGCCGCGCTGAACAAGGCGTTGCCGAACGAGAGGCAGAACATCATTGACCTCATCCGTCGGAAGTACGAGCTCCTGGACGCGACGGACAAGCTGAACCTGGCGCGGAAGAAGGAGTCTGACTCCACAGAGGAATTCAACGCCAAGATCCGCGCGTCGGTGCAGCAGACCGCGGACATGGTGTCGCAGAAGCTGGACGAAGCCAAGAGCTACCGCGCGGAGATCGCCCGGCAGGCGGCGCAGCCGTTTGAGAACGCCCTCAAGGGCATCCAAACGGCCTTCAGTAGCTTCTTTGAGTCGATCATGACGGACGGGCTCAAGAGCTTTGAGAGCCTGGCGGAGGGCATCAAGCGGCTCTTCGTCCGGATGATGTCCGAAATCGCGGCGCAGAAGATGGGCCAGCAGCTCATGGGCTCCGTCATCATGGACGGATACGGTGCGCCCAAGCGCGACGCGGCGGGGAACCTTATGCGGTCGGGCGGGTGGATGCAGTCCGCAGGCGGTGGATACGCGGCGATCGGCATATCGTCGGCGCTGGCGGGATACTCCGTCGGCAGTCAGACCACGAACAAGGGCATCGGCGCCGTAGGCGGCGCGCTCGCCGGAGCAGGCACGGGCGCCGCGATCGGGTCCGTGGTCCCGGTTATCGGTACTGCGATCGGCGCGGTGGTCGGCGCGGTGGTCGGACTGGTCGGAGGGTTGATCGGATCCGCGAACGCGGCGAAGAAGAGCAACGAAGCCCTGAAAGTCTCGCAGAACCAGGTCCAGTCATCGCTGGAAGGGCTGCGGGCGAGCATGTCGAACGACAAACTCGGGCAGTCGATCGCGGAGACGAAGAAGCAATTCGACACTCTCCGCGAAGCGGCCCTGCAGGCCTACGCGGGCCGCAAGAACGAAGGTGGACGGGCGATCGCGATCGCGGAAATCAACCGCCTCGAGGCGGAGCGCATCGCGCTCATCAAGGCCGAGTTTGAAGCCGGGCAGAAGAAGCTCCAGCTGGACTACCAGGTCCGCGAGCTCATCGCCCAGGGCCGGACGGAGGAGGCCGAGAACCTCGCGTTCGTGGCCGCCCAACAAGAGGAGTACAATACCAAGCTGAAGGAGGGGGCGACGGCGGCGACGTTGGCCTCGTTGTCGGCGGCGCAGCTCGCAGAGGCGACACGCCGGAACATCGAGAAGACGGAAGAAATGCGCCGCTCGCTGTTCGACCTCGCCAACGGGGCGCAGGCGTTCACGGACCCGCGCGGTGCCAGCGAGGCGTCCTTCATCGAGTCGCAGAACCGCCGGATCTGGGATGCCGTCCACCGCGGTGCCAGTGAAGCCGAGTTGGCGGCCATCCGCTTCTTCAACGCGGCGGAGAAGGCCGCCCGCGAAGCGCAGATCCTTGAGAACGATACCCGCACCCGTGAAGGCCTGCTGACGCGCGGGCTCAATGCGCAGGGCAACACGAGGGCCGGAGACGACCTCGCGTTCCGTGCGCAGCAACGGCAGGAGATGGCGGACGCGATCTCGTCGGGCATGTCGCCGTCCAATATCGCGCTCCTGCGGTTCATTCAGTTCTCTGAAGCCTCCTCCCGTCAGATGCAGCAGGCGATCCAAGACGGCACCAAAGCCATCCAGGACGCGGCGGCGAAGGAGATCAAGGTTGTCAACGACTTGATCGACGCCGTACAGACGGCCGCGGCTGAGCAAATCAAGGCCATTGACGAGCAGATCGAGAAGACGCAGCTGGAGGCCAAGGCGACGGCGAAGCGGTATGACGACCAGATCGCGGCCGTGCGCGATGCCGCGCAGGCGCAGCTGGCCGGGCTGGACGTACAGATCGCCACCGCCCGCGCGTCGCTGGACGCCACGAACCAGCAGATCGGTCTCCTGGAGAAGGTCGTCCAGACGAACCAGAAGGTCGTGGATGCGCTGACGTCCTTCTCCGACGGCCTGAAGATGGGCGAGCTGTCGACGCTGTCTCCTGAGCAGAAGTATGCCGAGTCTCGGGCGAGATTCAGCGCCCTCGCAGGCTCTGCCGCAGCGGGCAACGCCGACGCAGCCACAGCCCTGCCGGACGCGGCCAATACGCTCTTGCAGGCATCTCGCGCCTTCTTCGCGTCCACGCAAGGGTACGTCAAGGATTACGACCTCGTCCAGGACACGGTCCAGAAGTTGACCGAACAGTACGGGAAGACGTTGCCCACGGACATCCAGACCCTGGAGGCGGCCAAGCAGACCGTCATCGGGTTGCAGACGTCCTTGGACCTGCTCGGAAAGCAGCGAGATGCGATCCAAGAAGCGTCCGACAAGGAGATCAACGCCCTGCAGGCGCTGAAGGACAAGGCGGCGGAAGATGCGCAGAAGGCGCTGGACAAGCTGAACGAACAGAAGGAACAGATCGGACGGGATGCGCAGGCGACGATTGACAAGCTCGTCGAAACCCGCACCGCGATCGAGACCGCGGCGCAGAAGCAGATTGACGAACTGGTCAAGCTCCAGACCGAAGCGCACCTCACCCGGCTGCGCCAGGACGAATACTGGCAGACGTTCCTGGGCCTGACGGACCAGGCAGACTTGGGGAACGGCGGCGTCATCAGCAATTCCACGATGATGGCGGTGCCGCAGGCGCTCCTGGATGCGCAGCAGGAGACGCTCGATGTCCTGGGAGAGAAGCTGGACAACGTCGAGGCCGCCACCACCGAAGCGGTGACGAAACTCGCCATGTCCGTCCGCGTCCTTCAGGACGGCTTCCAGCAGCTCGTGGCCGTGGGAACGGAAGCCAACGACACCGCGGCGCAGTCGCTCACGTATCTGCGCCGCGTCTACAACGAAACCTAAGGAGACCCTATGTCGCTCGTCCAGCAAGAGACGGCCTTCCAAGACGCCGTGCTCAAGGTCCGCATGCACGCCGCCATCCGGCGCCACGCGGTATTCCTCGTCACCAAGGTGAGCCCGACCAACGCAGAGATCGCGTGGCGGGACGCGGTCCTGGGCCTCCAGTACGACGACGTCTCGTTCCTGGGCCGAAACCGGGCGTTCATGTGCGCTCGATCGACCGTGTACGATGCGGCGGACCTGACGGACACGACCGTGACCGACGCCATCCTGTTGGCGATCGTGCCGGATCTGCCTCAGGCGATCAAGCCGTAACGTATGGCACGGATCTGGTTGGCGGAGATGACGGTAGGCAAGCCCGACGGATCGACCACGGTCCTTCGGGTGTGCTCGGGGCGCGGGTACACGACGAGCCCGGCCGCCAGCCCCGCCAACACGGAATACGATCCCCGCCTGAAGCAGCCCGTCAACATCACGAGATCCATTTCATCACCGGGCGCCACGATCGGCCAGACGAAGATCGCGCTCGGCAACGTGGTGGTCGCCAACCCCGACGGCGGGTTGGACGGCTGGATGGCGTACAGCTTTGACGGGCGGCTGATCGAGATTTACAGCGGCGACGAGGCGGCGGCGTACCCGGCAGGGTTCACGAAAGAGTTCGTCGGGACGATGGACTATCCCGATTTCTCGCTGACGGACGTGACGATCAAGCTGCGAGAGACCCAGCGGGAAATGGACGCGCCGATCCAGATCCTCCACTACGGCGGGACGAACGTGCTGCCCGCCGGGCTGGACGGCGTGGCGGGCGACCTCAAAGGCAAGGTCATCCCGCTCCTGTACGGCCGGAAGAGAAACTTCTCGCCCCCGTGCGTGAACACGTCACTCCTGATCTACCAGATCAGCTCGGAGGCCGTGCAGACGGTGACCGCGGTGTACGACCAAGGCGCTCCGCTGACCGCGGGTGCGGCCTACACCGACGTCACGGACATGATGACCAACGCGCCGACGGCGGGCCAGTACCGCTTCCTGAACACGGCGGGCGGGTCGTACATCCGCCTGGGCTCGTCGCCGGTGGATCCGCCCACGGTGGATGCGGAGCAGAATAGCAGCACCCCGGCGAACGAAACCTGCGCGCAGATCTTCTCACAGCTGGTCACGCGCGCGGGCGCGAACCTCGGAAACTCCTCGCGGTACAGCATCGCCGCCGGCGACGTGGCGGCGGTGGACGCCGTGGCGCCCGGTGTCATTCAGCTGTACATCGACAGGGAGATGACGTTCATCGAGGCGTTTGACGCTATCGCCGCCACGGCCGGACTGTGGTGGGGCAGCAACATCGCCGGCAAGATCCGCATCAAGCAGCTTCGCGCCCCGTCCGGGACGCCGGTGCTGTCGCTGACGAAGAACGACGTCATCCCGCCGCTGGAACGCCTGGCGACCAAGGACGAGAACCGAGGGGTGCCGCTGTACCGGGTGACGTGCCGGTACGACCAGAACCCGACGGTCCAGACGACCAACGTCGCGTTGTCCGTGTCCGATGCCCGCCGGGCCGTGATCGGTCAGGAGTGGAAGGAGGCGACGTACACGGACACGAGCGTCCAGTCTCGCTACCTGCTGGCGGATGCGCTGGTCATTGATACGCTGTACGCGGAAGAAGCCGATGCACTCACGGAGGCACAACGGCGCCAGAAGATGCAGGCCGTGCAGCGCCACCGCTTTGACGTTCAGGTGCAGCATGGCCCCGCGTTCACGGCGCTGGACCTGGGTGACATCATCGGGCTCTTCCACCCCCGCTTCAGTCTCAACGTGGAAGGATCCGAGGAAGGCCAGCTGTTCGTGCTCACGGGCATCGCTCCGGACGCTGGAGAACGTCGCATCACCTTGTCGTTGTGGGGATCGTCGCTGGAGATGCAAAATCGACTCTTCGAAGACGGCGTCACGCGCCTGTTCGAGGATGGAACCTTTCGCCTGACGGAGTCGTCATAGATGGCCGCACAAAAGGACACCGATCGCACCGCGGCGAGTGCGGGCAACATTACCAACGCCGCCTTGTGGGTCATTGTCGACTCCCTGGGTGCCAGCGTCAAGATGACCCTGGCGCAGCTCAAGACCTTCTACAACGCGGTCACGTCCATGACCGGCGACGTCACGGCGGTGATCACCGCGGGCGCCGCTGTCACGACCATCGGGGCACTGAAGGTCGCGACGGGCATGATCCAGGACCTGGCGATCTCGACCATCAAGATCGCCAACGACGCCGTGACGTTCGCCAAGATGCAGAACATCGCCACGGCGCGCCTGTTGGGTCGTTCCTCGGCCAGCAGCGGCGACGTGGAGGAGATCAGCCTCAGCGCCGACCTGACGCTGGTGTCAGGCGTCTTGGGGCTGGCGGTAACGCCTGGCACGCCCGTCGTCTTGGCCTCGGACGCGACGTCAGGGTCAGGCAACGCCTTGAGCAATGTCGGCATCGCGCTGGCCGTGGCCGCGAGTACCAAATACTACTTTGAATTCTTCATCACCTGGACGACGAACAGCACGTCCGAAGGCCCGAAGTTCGCGGTCTCGTGCCCTGCCTCGCCGACGTCCATCACGTACACGATCGAGCTGGATCCGGACCCGGCGATCAACACGGCGTCGCGGCGGATTGAAACGGTGCAGGCCTCAGACGGGGGCACGGGCGTCACGTCCTGCGTGTCGAACACCTCTCTCCACTACGCCAAGATCAGCGGAGTGATCCGCAACGGCGCCAACGCCGGCAATCTCCAGCTGCGCCACGGCAACACGAACTCGACCACCACGATCACGACGAAGGCGGGCTCGTTCGGCCGACTCTTCACGCTCCCGTAATCCATGAGAACAGTCTTCGGATGGCCTCTGTACAGCGACGTGAGCGTGTCCTATACGCCCACGTTCAGTGGTGGATCGTGGAGCGGGTCGCTGCCGCTGACGAACCTGCAGAATCGCCGCCTGTCCAAGGTCGCGCGGTCCACCAATGCCCTGGCCGCGTCGACCCAGTTCGACGTCGACCTCGGCGTGGCGCGGGCGGTGGGCGTGATGGCCCTGCCCAAGCACAATTTCACCACCGCGGCGACGGTCCGGGTGCGCGGGTCCACGGTGAGCAACTTCGCCTCCACCGTGTACGATTCGGGCACGGTGGCCGGCTGGCCCGCGGGCGTAACGGCGGAAGATGCCGTGGGCATCAACATCCCGTTCTGGCTCTGCCCCGCCACGGCACAGACGGCGCGGTACTGGCGATTCGAGGTCACGGATACCGCCAACCCGGCGGGGTACATTGAGCTGGGGCGCGTCGTGCTCGCAGGTGCCTACGTGCCCGCGTATGCTCCGGATTACGGCGCGGGAACGGGCCTGGAGAGCGACACGGTCCGCACCGTCACCGACGGCGGCGGCGCCCTGTACGATGTGCGCCCGATCCGCCGGACGCACCGCTTCACCATCGGAGATCTCGCCGAATCCGAAGCGTTCGGCACCGCGTGGAAGATGCAGCGTCTGCTGGGCACGTCGGGCCAGTTCTTCTTCCTCTGGGACGGCGACGACACCACGTACAAACACGAGCGGTCCTTCCTCGCGGTGCTCCGGCAGCTTTCGCCGATCGAGTACGTGGGGCCCTCCCTCAATTCCACCGCGTACGAAATCGTCGAGGAGCTATGATAACCGGCGTATGGCTCACCTTGCAGGCACTGATCCCACAGGTCGCCCGTGCCGCCAAGGCGATCCCGCGCACGGTCTGGCTGGTCTTCGCCTGCATCCTGACGGCGGTCGTCCTGTGGAAGGCGCACGGGCATGCCGTGACATCAGCCTATTCGACAGGGTTCACGGCGGGCGTCGACTCCACCAAGGCACGAGCGGCCCGCGCCGTCGTGGTGCTCAAGCCCCGCGTGGACACGGTCAAGCTGTACACCGACTGGCAGTGGAAGAAGACAGAGGCGTCCATCAAGACCGCCCAAGAGACCATCGCGGCCGTTCCTCAGGAGGTGATCGATTCCGTTCCTGAAGTGAAAGAAGTCTTGCGCTCGTGCTCGGTTGCCCTGCATGATTGCGAACAGTTCCGAGCGGACGTTATGACGGAGCGCACGGTGCGCGATTCTGTCGACGCGGAGGTGTCCATCGTGCTGGTAGCGAAAAGCGACAGCATCGCGACACTGAAGAAGCGTCCGTCTCGGAAGCAAGCGGTCGCCCTCGCCGTCCTGGCGGGATTGATCGGGTTTTTCATCCCTCGATAGGAGACACCCTATGCGAACAGGTATCGCCGTGGTCGTGTCTGCGATGGCGCTCGGCGTCCTCGCAGCCCTCGCACCACCCCCTCCCGCGGAAGCGACGCAGGTGAAGACGCTTCCGCCCCCGACCGTGTCGGCTTCCACGCTCACGCTGCCGTCTCGCGACAGCGTCGGGGTCGTGGTCGCTTGGAGCCGCGCCTGCGCAGGAACCGCCTGCCCGACCGCGTTTGACCTGTCGGTGATCAAGCGATTCACCACGAATCAGGCGTCGCAGGACGTCGCCTTCCGCCGGGTGCGAGCCTACCGCGATACCGTCCGTCTCGAGCGGAGTTACTGCGCGGTCAGCTCGCCGACTTCTGCCCCGCCGGACACACTGATCGTCACGGTACGCGGACTCACACCGACAGCGCGATCGGGCCCGGGCATGTACAAGGTCCCCGTCCGATGTTTGACGATGAACGTAAGGGAACGGGCCGAGGTCGTTGCCATGGCCGACTCCTACCCCGCCACGCCCGCGTACAGTCGAACCTTGGTCAGCGACTGGGGCCACAAGGCCACGCGAGAGCGACAACGCATCATGCGGTCCGAGCAGATCGCGGTGGCGCGCACCGCGACAGACTCCGCGTGGATCACTCGCGTATTTGACAGCCTGACAGTGGCGCCCGACTCCGTGCGATCGCCTGACAATTCGCTCACCACACTGAGAATCGGCTATCGATATACCCTGTGTGAGCTCCGAAGAAATCGATACACGGGCGTGGTGGGCGTCATCACCCGGGGAGACCCGGCCTTGTGCGAACGGGTGCGTCTTGCGTTCCAGTCGGAGCGGAGCGGGTAACGGATGAACAGCACGGCACGCCGTGTCGTGTGGAGCGAGTGGTGGGAGCGAGGTGACTGGACGTGCCTCGCTCCTGCTATTCGGGCGTTGGCCGTGCAGTATGCCCGCCCCCTGTGCGACGGGGCTGACAGCGTGGACGACATTGCGTCTATCGTGGTGACCCGCTGTTGGGGGTTGAACGAGATCCCGCTCGACCCTCCCGGTTTTGTCGTGTCCATGACCGTCAACGCGGCCCTGGACCAGTTCAAGAGCGCCTATGTCCGGCGCCGGACGGGAGAGTCAGAGTTCGCCCACCTGCTCGACAGCCGCTCTAGCCCGCTGGAGACACTGGAAGAAGAGGAAGAGCGGGCAATGATCGCGGCGCAGGCTGCCCACCTGCTACGGAGGATCGGGCGCATGCCTGTCCCGTATCGCAGCGTGATCAGGCTCCGCTACGTGAAAGGACTGTCGTCTCGCGAGACCGCGAAGCGCCTGGACCTGCAGGAAGGCACCGTGAAGATGCGGGCCTTCCGAGGTCGTCGCTGGCTCCTCGAGCGGTGACGACGGCGGAAGACGCTGCCCTCTTCCCTCGCCGCATTGGTCTCTCCGTGCATGCCAAGCGAAAGGGGACGGTTGAGATACGGATCTTCATCCGGTTGCCCTCCGGACAGGACCACCGCGCGGGGACCCTGTGCGTCCCCTCCTACACCTGGACGGCCATCTGGAAGCCGGTGCTCGTGCGCGGGGCGCATGCAGTCAGGGTCGAGTTGGTGATTGACGACAGCCGCGCCCACCGGGCGCCATAGCCCTGCCGCGCAAAGCTCCTAGCTTCTCTCCGTTTCTTATCCGAGGATTTCTCCATGGCATCTCAGGTCTCGACCGGAACGCTCGTCGCGTACCTCGCGGCACTGGCGTCTGACACACTCAAGATCGGCCTGCTCAAGAACACCTACTCTCCCAATCCCGACCACAAGTTCGTCAGCGACGTCAACACTCACGAATGCGGCGTGTCCGGATACACGGGCGGATTCGGCGGTGCGGGCCGCAAGACGCTGGCGTCCAAGACGATCACGGAAGACACGACGAACAACCGCGCCGTTCACGATGCCGCGGACCCGTCCACGTGGACGGCGCTGGCGTCCGGCGAGACGTTGCGCTTCGCGTTCGTCTGCAAGGAAGTGACGAACGACGGCGCGTCTCCGCTGCTCGCGGTGCTGGACTTCGGCGCCGACAAGATCCTCAACGGTGGCGACTTCTCGGTGGCGCTCAACTCGTTGGGCATCTCCTACATTCAGACCTGATAGCGAGGGCGTGAACATGGCCGATACGGTGCAGGTAGGTTCATCGTTGGTAATCGACGGTCGCGTGTGGACCGTGCAGTCGTTTGACGGGCCGCTGTGCCGGTCCACCGCCACGGTGGAGACGGACGGCGTCGAGAAGGTGCATGCCATCACGTGCAGCACCTCCGAGCTCCAGCCGATGGGTGGCGGGCTGTTCGCGCTGCCTGGCCGTATCGAGAAGCGGCTGCCGCGCGAGGGCGAGATTGGCGTCGCGGTCGCAACGGCGAAAGGACCCGCCTGATGCCGCTGTATCTCGCGTTGGAAAGCAGCACGAAGAACCGCCTGCGGCAGGGGCTCCTACAAGAGGAAGTGGAGCCGATCACGGCGACCGAAGAAATCCTCGTCCTGGCAAGCAGGGACGCGGCTCCTGACGAGGCGGTAGAGAGGTACGATCCGGCGGTGATGGACTTCGTGCTGATCAACCCGCCTGTCACGTGGTACAGGACTAAGATCAGCAAGCGCGAGTTTCGGAACCGGCTCGGACAGGCGGTGCGAATGCAGATTCTCGTTCTACGCAATTCCACCTCGACCGATCCACAGGACGTGCAGGTGCGCCTCCTGCTGGAAGACATGAAAGAGACGCTCGACTCGGTGAACGAAGTCGATCTCGAAAACCTCGACACGGTTGCTGGCGTCAACGGGCTTGTGCAGATCGGCGCGATGGGACTCCTCACGTTCTCCGCCGCTGACGCGGTGCGCGTTCTTGCACCTTCAACGGTTGAGGCAGAGTAATGGCAATCGTTCTCTACACTCCTGGCACACCCATCGTCTTCAGTTCATCGGGCACGGGTGGTGCGGTGCTGACGCCGACATCGGTGACGACTGGTGCAGGCCGGATCTCTGCGCGTCATGATCGCGGAGCTGGTGCCATCGAAGCGATGTACGAATGGCACGCGTCACTCGTGACGGCGACCGCGCCGACGATTGGCCGCACGCTGCGATTCTTCTGGGCAGGCGCGAACGCAGCGACGGGCGCGGCGAATACCGACGGCGGATTCAGCGAGACGGATCAAGCCCTTTCGTCGATTGACCGGCTCCGCAATCTGCACTCGATGGGACAGGTACAAGCGGACATCGCCAGCAATCCGTCCACGTTGGTTGGGCGCGGCTTGGTGGAGATTCGCACGCGCTATATCCAAGCCGCATTCTGGAACGATCTCAACTGCTCACTGTCCGGCACCGCTGCTGATTTGGTGCTGACGCTGACGCCAGTTCCCGACTCGTTCTAGCGATGTCGCTGCGCGTGAAGAACAGTTCTGCCGAGGCCATCGTCGAGGGCGGCGGCGTGTGGCAGCATCGCGGCACCGCGTTCACTGTTGTCTGGTGGGATCGTCTAGAGATTCTCGGCATCGTTGGCTGTCGTCCGATTGACGTGGCCGCAGGCAACACGCGCCGCGTGCATTTGCTGCGCGGGCCGGTGGGCGGCACGCTGGCGATCAACATGGGCTTCACTGGCACGAACGGTGTATTCAATGTCGCTGGTTTGCCAGAGGATAACACATGGCACTTCAACGCCATCACGTACAACGGGCAATCAACGGCAAACGTGCCGCTGTTCTACTATGATGGCGAGACGAAAAGTGTCACGGTCACCACGACGCCATCGGGTGCGCTCTCGACGATTCTGACAACGGACACGGCGACGTATGGCAACCGGCAAAGTTTGGCGTCGGCGGTGCCGGGCAATTTGGCGCACGTTGCGATGTGGGGCGATACGCTGCTGTCGGCTGACGAGATTCGCGAGGTGTATCGGCGCGGACCGCTTGCGATCAGCCGCAAGCCGACGCTCTACCGTCCATTCGATCCGAACCTACCGGGCGGCATCATGCGTGCGCTCGGTGCGCGCGACAGCGATCACCTGCACCCAGTGAACGGCAACGTGTGGCCGCGTGGTGATGCCGATGATCCGTACGATGGCGCATACGTGGGCGGCCGTCGTTGGCGTGCTGTCTCGCGCACGATCTATCGGCCCGTTGTTGGTTCGTCCGGGTCGTTCCCGCAGACCGCGACGTGCGGAGTCGCGGTGGCCACGGCCAGCGGGCACAACGCCGCCGTGACGCTGGGCGGAATCACCGCCACGCCCGCGGTGGCGGTTGCGACCGCGACCGCCCATGCGCCGACCGTGTCCATGGTGCTGGCCGCGACGGCGGGTGTCGCCAC